GACTGGCACTGTCACTGCGACAAGCACAGAAGCCGGAGCGTTTGCTAACGGGCTTGTGCCGGGGCAGATAAACATTCTTGTCGACCCCGTTGGGTATGTCCAAAGCGTCACAAATACTACAACGACAAACGGCGGATCAGACGCAGAGTCGGACGAAAACTATCGGGGACGTATACGCATTGCGAATGAGAGTTTCTCGACGGCGGGCCCGGAAGGAGCGTATCAATATCGTGCAAAGTCTGCTCATCAGTCGATTGCAGACGTGTCTGTGGACATGAGTTCGCCCGGGGTTGTATCGCTTTATCCGCTGCTCCACGGAGGCGAACTGCCCACATCGGAGATACTCTCGCTTGTACAAGCGGCATGCACGCCGAAGACAGTGCGGCCTCTGACAGACAACGTTGTAGTCGCTGTTCCAGAGCGTGTCAGCTATGCGGTCAACATTACATACTTCATTGCAGAATCAAACGAAAACTTACAGCAGATGATCGCATCCGCAGTGGCCACTGCTGTCAGCGAGTTTGTGACGTGGCAAGGGGCTGTGCTCGGGCGTAACATAAACGATTCCGAGCTGATTCGCAGGGTTATCGCTGCGGGTGCTTCGAGAGTTGCCGTCGTTTCGCCATCTTTCACAGTCGTTGCATCAAATCAGCAGGCATACGCATCATCAATCAATATCTCATACGGGGGCACTGAGCATGACTAATCTGAGTGAGCTCAACTTATTATCTCTTCTGCCCGCTCCGCTGCGTGATGATCCGGACATCGCTATCATCGCAGACATAATTTCCGTGGATCTGCGAAAAATCCACGAAAGATCTAAGCTGATTAACATCATAGCGACGCTTCCAGAGCAGACTGACGATGTTCTGGCTCAACTTGCGTATGACCGTCACATTGAGGGCTACAGCCACGTTTTGCCGAGGTCTGTGCGAGAGTCGCTTGTGCGTAAAGCTATACAGCTTCACAGATATAAAGGCACACCCGCGTCGATGCAGTCAGCTCTGGATTCCCTCGGTTACGGCATGACTATTGCGGAATGGTTCGATTACGGCGGCGAACCATATCATTTCAAGATCGAGCTTGATCTGTACGGTCAGGAGATAACGGACGCGGAATATGCGCTGATAGATACGTTTATTGATCAGTATAAAAACGTCAGGTCGAAGCTGGACGGTATCACCGTAAATTTCGCGCTCGATAGTCTTTTTTATGAGGCTGTAACGCTTCAAACATCAGAAATCATTACATTAAAACCGTAAGAGGTAAAAATGGGAACATATAGTCCGATACTTACAAATTCCGGCGCGGCGGCGATAGCGGCGGCGCGGGCAAACGGAACCGAGATAAACTACACTCAGATAGCTGTGGGAGATGCGAACGGCACGTCTTACGCTCCGTCGGCGGCGCAGACCGGACTTGTTAATGAAGTCTGGCGCGGCTCTGTTGAGAGCGTATACGTCCACGCAAATAACCCTAGTTGGGTTGTGTGCGAAGCACGAATCCCCATCACGGACGGAGGGTTTGATATCCGCGAGGCGGGAGTTTTTGACGAAAACGGCGTGATGATAGCTCTGGCAAGATACCCCACGACTACTAAACCTTTGCCGGGTTCAGGCAGTGAGAAAGACCTGCTTGTACGTTTTATTTTCGAGGTCGCGAACGCCGCGGAGGTGACACACGTTATAGAGCCGTCGTTAATGTGGACTACAAAAGAGTACGTTGATGCGCGTATCCGCCACGTCCGCCTTGCCACGACCGGAAACATTGCGCTGTCCGGCGCACAGACGATAGACGGCGTATCCGCTGTCGTTGGAGATCGTGTCCTGGTCTGTGCGCAAAATGACGCAAAGTCAAACGGAGTTTACAGTGTATCGACGGGGCCGTGGACAAGAGCCCTTGACTTTAACACAGACGAAAATATCCTCCCAACGGCGCTGATAACTGTCTCCGAGGGGGCAACGCATAAAGACACAGTATGGATGCTCACAAACGACAGCATAGCGCTGGGGACAACATCCCTCGCGTTTGCAAAGATTCTGCCGGACGAATCGGCACGGACTATCGTTGATACCGAAGCCCCCACGGGCAACACCGCAACACCGACAAAGCTGTGGTCATGGTTGGCTAACATGATCAAAAGTATCACCGGAAAATCAAACTGGCGCACTGCCCCGGCGATCACGCTGGAAGATACTTATTCACACGTTACATCCACGTCCGCCCATTCCGCCACAGCGGCGGCAACGCCTCTGCGCATGATGTTGCGTGATACCGATGGCTATACCAACGTAGCTACGCCCGCGACTGGTGATAGCAGTACGAAAGTTGCGACAACAGCGTTTGTTGAACCGAAAGTCGACAAATTGCAGACGCTTACGTCCGCTATAAATTTAGATATGTTAAAAACCACAGGGTTTTATATAAACCCGACAAGCACAAATACAACAAACAATAACTATCCTGAAGCCGCCGCGGGGTATCTCTCTGTCGTGGGCAATGGCTTATCTGCATCGCAGGCGTATGTTGCGTACAACAGCACAAAACAGTTTCGCCGATTTTGCATCAACGATGGCACATGGACTGCGTGGAGCGTTGTGTGGGATGCCGGAAGTGATGGCGCTGGCTCCGGGCTGGACGCTGGTCTGTTGGGCGGTCTTTACCCAACAGATTTTGTCAGGCGGTGGTATATTGGCAGTAACAGCAGTACGGCTCAATGGATGAAATTATGCACAATTGCAACGGGAACTAATCAGGGGTCACAGATCACATTTTTGTTAAACGGAGGAGGTTACGGGTACGGAGATGCTCGCGGGAACGGACACTCAATACTCGATCTCACACTGTTGAACACTAACCTATGGGCTGCTACATTATATCAAACTGCTGTGTTATCACTAGGTTCGATAGCAGGTGTGAAGATAGTACAGTCCGGTCATACCGCCGCTGATATATGGCTGAACGTGCGCCCGTGGTCAAACATCAGCGCTCTCCTGCTCGGCAACAATCATGTGGCGAAAGTTACACCTGCAACAACAGTATTTACAACAACAGCACCAGAAGGCACTGATGGGTATATATATACGATGTGGCACAGCGGATATCAGGGAGCGGGAACGGGGATGAATGCTGATACCGTAGATGGTATCGAAGCCGCCCGCATGATATACGGCGATTCTGAAAATGGTTCTATTACTGTTACAGATGCCAACTCAATCGTAAAATCCGGCTTTTACTATTGCGATTCAAGCGCAGCGAATATTCCTGTGGCATCAGGTGGCTCTCTGTTACACCAGCAACACGCTGCTGTTGATACATACGCATCACAGATATTTATAGTTTACTCCACAGGAGTTGTATATCGGCGTACAAACGTATCCGGCACTTGGTCGGCGTGGCAGATAATGTACACATCCGGAAATTTCCCGTTTGAAACAACCGCCACAAACATAAAAATGGATGGTACGCAGTATGTTGGCTCTCTCTCAACCGCCGCCAGAGGCGATCATGTTCATCCTACGGATACTTCCCGCGCCGCTGTTGCTACGTTTATCGGCTCTGTAGCGTTTTTTGCGATGTCCACCCCGCCTACAGGTTGGTTGCCTGCTAACGGTGCGGCTGTAAGCCGCACTACATACTCCGCTCTATTTGCGGCGATCGGCACAATCTACGGTTCAGGCAACGGTTCCACTACTTTTAATTTGCCCGATCTGCGGGGGGAATTTCTCCGAGGTTGGGATAATGGCAGAGGTGTTGATTCTGATCGCTTAATCGGATCATCTCAGGCGTATGCGGTGCAATGGCACACGCATAACGTATTATCATCGGGCGAATCCGGCACAACAGGGAATTACATTGCTGGCGCATCTACGGCGAATCGCGAAATATCAACTACAGCTTTTGGAGATAGTGAAACACGTCCGCGCAACATCGCGTTGCTTGCATGTATTAAATATTAGGAGGTTTTTATGGTTGTATATAGCTATGATAGCAACGGAGTTTATATCGGTGAATCAGAAGCGTTTCAAAACCCATTGGAGGAGGATGAGTTTTTAATTCCCGCAAATGCTACTACTATTGCCCCCCCTACAGTCGGAGCGGATGAATATACCGTTTTTAATGGTAAAGGGTGGGATATTGTAAAGCTTCCCGCCAATGAAAATCAACCAGAACCCACAGCGGATGAACTAGCATTGTTGATCCGCGCCCAGCGCGACACAAGGCTCGCAGAAACGGATTATCTATTGATGCCCGACTATCCCATAGCGGGCGAAGCGCTCGACGCTCTTGCGGTGTATCGTCAAGCCCTGCGGGACATAACGAAACAGGATACGTTCCCGCAGTCCGTCACATGGCCTGAAAAACCCGAAATATAAATTCGGACAGAGGAATCGGAGTTCGCACCTCCGTCTCATCATGTAAACGCATGATACAGAACAAGTCTGCCACTGTCCGAGCCATGCACGGCGGATAGATAATAACAGACTTACAGTATTTGTCAAATACTGGAGGTGCGCCCGATGAATGCTTTAATCGGGTGGCTCGGCGGCAAAAGCCGTCTGGCTGATACCATAATCTCAAAAATTCCCCCACACACATGCTATGTCGAGGTTTTCTGCGGCGGCGCTCACGTATATTTCACAAAACAACCATCAAAAGTCGAGGTCATAAACGATATAAACGGCGAACTGGTTAATCTTTATCGCGTCGCTAAGGAACATCTCGAAGAGCTCATTCGTCAGTTCAAGTTCATGCTCGTCAGTCGTGAGCAGTACAAAAAATACCAGGACACCCCGCCGGAGGTCATGACTGACATACAGAGAGCTGTCAGGTTTTACTATCTCATGAAAATGTCCTTCGGGGCGAAATTGACCGGATAGAGCTACGGGTATTCGGTCACGTCCCCGCCTCGGCTGAATCTTTTGCGCGTCGAAGAGGATTTTTCCGAGGCATGGGTGCGCCTAGCCCGTACAAACATCGAAAACCTGCCATATTTCGCCTGTATGGCAAAATACGATGGAGCGGATACGTTTATGTACCTCGACCCGCCATATTTCGATTGTGAGGGCGATTATGGCGCTGGGATATTCAGTAAAGAGGATTTTGTCAGGCTCCGCGACATAATGTCGGGTCTGAAGGCAAAATTCATGATGAGCATAAACGATGTCCCGCAGATACGTGAGATTTTCGGCTGTTTCCGCATCGAAGAGGTTACTACAACGTATAGTGTCGGTGATACCCAGAAAGCCGTGCCGGAACTCCTGATTACAAATTACGATCCAGTTGAAAAGGTTGCGTCATGGGCTGACTATCTCGACGAGTGACGCGCACTGTTTACACTTGGCAAGTGTAATACAAGTGTAAAATGCAAAAGCCCCGCTGTTATGCGGGGCTTCTAAGTTATTGATGCCGAGGGGGGGACTCGAACCCCCACAGGATTAACTCCCACAGGTACCTG